CTTTGCCCCTCATGTAGCGCCCAAAGTTTGCGCCGATGGTATTGATGATTTCCTGCTTCTTCAGTTGCCCTGCATATCTCAAGGGATGCCGCGCCGGGATTGTGACCTCTTTCACGCGCACCCATGCGTTGCGACTTCGCATCTTGCCGCTCTTAGTCAGCGCCCCCATGACCTTGATGGGAAACGTGAGGTAAGGCTTTGCCTTTGCAACAATGTGCGCTCCGAATTCGTGAACGGGCGCATAGATTAGAGCGCTACCAACCCGGCCTATGATCTCGAAATCATGAATCTCAACTTTGTGCGCATAGCTGCCTCGCAGCTTATTGCCTCTCACATGCAGATAAGGCTGTGACCACGACCCGCCGCCTTCCATCGGCAATTTAACGCCACCGCTAACATTCAATTTCGCCTGGTTCTCAATTGTGATGCAGGCTCTGTCCATATTCCGCGTCAAGAAATCACGCATACCACCGGCAGCCTTGTCTAGCTTCGCTGCCAATTCCTTTGCGCCTTTGATTTGCAACACAAACATCACACACTCAGCTTCCGATAAAGTAGCAAAGCCTCAAGCGTTTCCTTCGGCATCATGTCCTTCGTGAACGTCACCGTCGTCCCCATCTCCGAAAGCGTCGCCACGTTCTGTTGCTGCTTATCCCGCAGATACCATTTCTGCGCCACGAGTTCACAGCACGCCTGCACCACGATTGGCGGCAAGGTCGTGAAGCCCGCCGTCACGCCGAGGTCGATATTCTGATAGCCCCGCGTGAAAACCGTGCCGTCAACAAGTCTGATATAACCGGCGTTCCCGTAGAGCAAAACCTTTGTGGCATCGGTTACATCAATAGTCACGTCATCAATCTTGAGCGATGTCAAAGCTGTGATAGGGCAGAGTGGGCGGCCAGCGTCGTCGCGCGGGTACATGAAATCAATGCCGTTGCCGTCAACGCTCAGCGTATAACCACGAGTTCTCACAAGCCTGCTAAGCAGCGCCTCAATCCAGTTTGTTGCCGCATCAATCATACGAGCAAGAAAGCGTCGCTCACCCAGAGACAAGGCGGTAAGTTTCAAATAATCCTTCACATCTTCGTCTGTGCAGATTGCGGTAATGCTTTCCGTTGGTTCGTATAGCTCAAGAACCACTCCGGTTTTGTTAGCAAGCGTCATGGTCGAAACCACGAAGCCGCCAGAGTCAACATAATTGTTATCAAGCGTCACAGTCACTGCATCGCCGCTATCGTTGGAATTGACTAGCACCATACCCGATGCAAAGTCGCGGCGGTATAGGCCATCCCAAATGTAGTAAGGCCCGAGTGGATCGCCCAGCTCCATCTCCCAAACATCAAACCAGTTGCCCGGGGCGGCATTCGCCTCCGCTGCGGCTAGCCAATAAAAGTATGCCTTGGCATCTGCATTGTAGCCGAGCAGGAAACTTGCATAGGCATACTCCTGCATCGTCAAAAGAGTCGTCTCGGAAGTGGCAGCATAGGCCAGGATGTATTTGTCGTCTAGGTCTTGATCGGCGATGGTATCGACCGATACAAGCCACTCGGCCTTCGTCTGCAACGTGGCGTTTGCATCCCAACAAGCATGAACGAAATCTTCGTAAAGACTTCCATCGGCGACGGCGACAAACGGATTGTAGCAGGCAGCGTTTAGAATCAGGAGCTTCGTGCCAATCGCCGCCTTCACAGCCTTAATGAACGCGATGCAAGCCGCCTCGAAAGTCGCAGCTGTGTAGTGCGGATAATAAACACCAAGTCCAGCCGCGATGTAGGCCGCTGGTGTCCCTGGCCCATCCCAGTAAACCCCGTCAATCATCGCGCTCTTGGCAAGTTCAACCGCCCAGTCTGCGATAACGCGAGCTTGCCAGCCGGCAGAACCTACATCCATATAGTACATACCCGTGTTAGGACTGTATTCAATCCGGGTCCCCAAAGTCCCCGGGGTATCGGTATGCAGGAACCAGGTTTCCTCAAATGGGTCACGAATATCGTAGGGATTGCAGACAATAAGCCCTGGCCCGCTGATAAGAAGTACCTTGCTCGCCGTTATCGCTGGCACGGGGTTGAATGTATCGCGCGATTTTTCTACAACGTCGAATCGCCCGTTGAGAATCGCCGCCGTCTCTGCGGTAACAGTCCAATGTGCGGGTACGAAAAACCCTCTCACCGTCTTATCCTTTCACCGTGAGCCACAGAAGCAGCAAGCCCGCACAAGCAAGCGCAGTCGCAATCATGAATTGATTGAACGTCAAGCCCAGCACGAACACGTCCTTAGGTCGATTGGTTCTTTTCATTCACTTACCTTTCTGCGCAGAGGGGCCGGTGGAGGCATCGCAGTTCCGGCCCCCTCGCATGTGTGTTGCTACTATGTGAGCGTCCGTACCCAGACCGTTACCCAGAGCTTGAAGCTTGTTATAGCCGTAGCCACAGAGTTTCCATCCCAATGCGCGGCAATGAATCTGCAGTACTGCGCGTTGGGCGGGATTGTGACCATTGTGGCCGCCTCAACCAAACCGTTATACGCTATCCCTCGTGCGGAAAGTGTCGGACTCAATCCGACTGTCGGGAGAGCCCCAAGGGTGTTCAACGTGACATCCAACCCGAACCAACTTGTTCCATCGTAGCTCCACTGCACTATCACGCCCGCAGAGTCACCGACAGCCGTTGCCGTTGCCATGTTTGCACAAAAACCCATAAACACGCTTCCACCCATCGGAACTACCCAGTCTCTTGCGTCGTAGACCTTGGAGGTATCGGGCGTGGTTGAGCCGACCATACCAAAGCCGGCGGTTCCCGTCTCAAGGCAGATTGTCGCACTATCAGCGATAGCGGTCGTACGGGCATAATGCCAGCTAACGAGAAAGGTCTGGGGTTTGCATTTCGTGTTGACCCCAGAGCCAGCCGCCACAACAAGCGTTGGTATAAGCAGGCCGGCCACGCAAAGTAGAATGAGAATCCTTTTCATGTATTATTTCCTCCCGCGCTTTCTAGGCGCTTTACGAATCATACGATCATTCGGCGGGGCATCGACAGAACGCGAATCAATAGTTGTCTCGGCCACAATCTCGACTAGCCCATGTTTCGCGTAGTCCTGAAGAATCCGAGCAGCAATGGAATCGGGCACCTCCGTCGGAACGTTGGGGTCGAGCATCACATCTCCTGCATACTGCCGTTGCCCCCGCCAAACGATGCGCATTTGTTCTCCTTCAGCGTCTTTTACGACGCAACATCTACGTTGATCGCAGCCCCAACAATGGGGATAGTCGCATAGGCCAGGTTGTTCGTGAATGCCTTTGCCATCTTTGAACGGACGACGTTCTGAAGATAGAGGGCGCCAACTTGGTCGAGCACTCTCACCTCAAGCGTCTGGAAGTTTCCGACATTGAATGCTTCCTGACACACCAGCATAATCATGGCCTTTGTCGCAGCCGACTCGTAGACACCGTTAGCATTCAGGTCTTCACGCTGATACTCGCTCACTACCACAGGCTTGCCGTGGAAGTAGTCGAGCACGCCAGCCTGTCCGCCCTTGAGGATCATCATCAGTGTCTCTGCCGGGATGTAACCCTGTGCGAACATCAGGCGTTTTATCTTGAAAAGTCCCTTGATACCTGTCGACCAGAAAGTACCCGGCCTCATGCTGTACTTGCCCATCCCAGCTTCGATGCGGTAGAACTTATCGTCCTCGAATGTGCCACAGTCTAGGCACTGGTCGCCGCCAAGGCCGTTTAGAGCCATGAATCTCAAGCCAACGATACCCTTCCGCAAGTCTGTCGCAGCAGTGGTATCCGTATCCTGATGCGTGGTGCTTGTATCACCACTAATGACAGCTTCCTCCCATGCGTAGGCATGTTGAATGGGATGATCGTTGATGATAGCCTGCTCCACGTTGATAATAGCTGCATCGTCTAGCTGTTCAGAGTGCCATGTCAGGGCCGCCGAATACTTCGCCGTGAGTGTCGTCGCCCCTGTCCTCAGATTGATACCAGCAAGTGCAGTTTGGCTCTCTCCGCCAGTTTGCTCAACGGCCATATATGCCTTCTGGAGGCTCCCCAGGTTAGGGCTAACGTAGGTCACCGACGGCATCTGAATCACATTCTTAAACTGCGCCAGCACCTTCATTTCGAGCAGGATGCGTTCCTGGAGTCTTGCACTGTAGCCCGTCCACATCCATTCCAGACCGCCAGCCGCTTCCGCCGTGTCCATTGCGTAGGAGGTACGGAACATTCCCGTCAGGTCTTGGTACTGCTTGTAGGTTTCCGGGAAAACTGTCTTCGCAATCTCGGCATCCGGCGTGCCGAAGTCCTTTTTCACCCATCTGTACAATGCAACGCCCAATCCAACGCGGTCGTTCGCCCTCTGGAGTTCGAGTATCCTGTTGTCAGCCCCGTCAAGAGGCCCCCTAAGACTTCGCGTCTCGAAACCTGGAGTCGCAATCGCTCTCTCCAGCGTACAGTTGGGAGGCAAGCTCGGTGTCGGTGAATTCTGAATCAGCCGCAGTCTATCCACTACTGACTTCAGGGCAACATACTCGCCGGCCATCTTCTCGAATTTCTCGAACTGCTCAGCCTCGGTGCGGTTTTTTTCCTCTAGGACTGCGTTCACCGCTACAAAGGCACGACCTAACTGCAACTCATAAGGTTTGAGTTGTGCCGGATTAGTCGTGTCCTCAAGCATTTCCTTCAGTTTCTGAATATCTTCCTTAGCCATTGTCTCTTCTCCTTTGTTAGGTTCTTTTACTGTGATCCCTTTTATGTGCCAGTTACGATGTTGTCGAGTATCCCAAGCAGTTTCTCGCTGGCCACGCGGTCTGCTTCCGCTGATTGCTCCTCTGCAATCTTCTTGAGCCTCAATGATAATTCGTCATTGTCATCCGATCTGCTTTCTGGTTTCTCCTTCCCGTGTTCTTTCTCATGCGCTTTCCACCAATCCTGCGCTTCACTCATTGCCCAGCCGTCTTTTTTGTTGAAATGGACGGCTTGCGTTTGCCACTCATCGCTGTCTGAGAGCTTGCCGCGAATAAGTTGCACGTCACCTTTACCCTTCACGTCAAGCGGCAGCGTGCGGAATGAATCTTGTTTGAACAACGACGGCTCTTTGATCCTGTGACGTATTTGCCCAGCCTTCGGATCGTCAGGGGTCGTATCTTCCCAACCTGGACGTTCGCCACGACAATCCGTACAAATCTTCTCGAATTGCAGTCCAAAGTTGGAGGCTGCCTGAATCAGCAAAGACATGTCATCGCTACGATGTCCGAAGAATTCGCCTGCCGTCGTGTGTACCACAACCGCCTTGTCATCCATCCCAACGGGCACAAGCGATGTCTCTAACTTCTGCGCTCGCGTCACAATACTGACTTTCCGTTCCGGCTTCCGTTTGCCCTCTTCTATCAACTGCTGAACAGTATCGGGATGCAAGTCTGATGTGTAACGTGCAAGCACTTCACCAATCGGCAATTCCATATCAGCCTCAAGCGTATCCCAACCGACCGAGGCTGCCCGTTGATGCCCCTTGCTGTAGAGACTCCATGCAACAATTGATTCAGGATTCACGTCGTCAAAGGAAATTGTCTCCGTCAGCCGTCCCTTTTCGATCCGCCCCTGCGTTACGTGGCCTATCGCCCAACTATGATAATCATGAAAGCCGAGCACGACCGGATTGCCCCTAAGCCACGCCTCATAATCCTGCTCCCATGCACGGGATAGAATAATCATATTGTCGGGGCATAATTGATCTGTCGAGGCCACAAGTGTCACAGTCCTAGCGTCAAAATCTATCGAACGGACAAGAGCTTCTCTTTTAATTCGCATCTTTTGCTTCCTTCCCTTCCGGGATATACGGCTTTCTCGATTCGTGTTGCTAGCACTGCCAGCATCTTTTCTTCACTTACTTGGGCAAGTTCTGTGCATCGACAGTTGATTATCTCTCCTGGCTCGCCTGATGGATCACCAGGGAACATGAGGTCGTTGGAATATGGTTCGTTCATCAGTGCAGTCTCGCCGTCCATTGCTGCGTGTGACTCTCGCACAAGCTCGTCTCTTGCCGTCAACCATTCCCGGCCATCAACAACGCCGGACTGTTCCCAGGCAAGCTGGTTGCCAGCGTTGGCCGCACTCACTGACTCTGTTCTTGCAACGGCCATTGCATCGGAGCGCCGTACGTCCATCGCGGTTCCTATCGCTTGCTCAATTGCTTTTGCGATTTCGGTTACGGTCAAGGATGGATCAGAGACGGCGGCCTTGACAGCTGCTTCGAGCGTGGCCTTCGTTGTACCCCAAACCTCCGTGGAAAACGTCATCGTCTTTTTTGTGATCCATGCAGCCACGTTGGGATTGCTTACATTGAAATCACTACCAATTCCAAGTGCCGCCATCGCAGCCTGACCCTGGCCGTCTATGATCTCTGTTGCCAGCTTGTGACAAAGTGCACGGAGTTCGGACAACTCAAGTTCCTCATCAATCCCGGCGTCTATGATTTCCCATTCGTCTTGCCTATGGCTGCGCAATGGGATTGTCTTCAATCTCGCTTCCAGCGCATCAATGCTGTGAATCCAGCCAGCTTTCCATTTCTTTTCCCACGGCAAAAGCGCGGTTACCCACTTATTCCACTTCGCTGTGCGCTCTTCGCTTTCGATGTAACGGCGCTTGCGGGTTGTTCCATCAACAGCAATGCGTGGCTTTTGCTCGTTCTCCGTACCCGCCTGTATGCTGAAAATGCTGGATATTGCCACGCCATCGCCGCCTTCGACGGGCAGCATGTGGAAGGCTGCTCGGCCTTCATTCAGCGATGCAATGGGCCTGCCAGTCAGCACTATCCATGTCTGCGCCTTTTTAACCTGGTCCTCCTGCAAGGCCGCAACCTCAGAGTAGTCGTGCGCGGCCATGATGCGGTCGCCATAGCGTGGCTGTGCCCATTGTGTCCAGGTACACGCAATCTTTGTATGCTTGGGGATTACAGCGCCTTCCCAGAAAATCCGCTTCTGCACGAGCGCAGTTGCATACTTCTCTTCAGGCGTGTTTGCTATCACAGGTGGGATACCGAGTGTCTGGTACATCTCTTGCCGAGCGTCCTTGAGGCCGAGAATCCATTGCACATCCTGTGGCGTGAGGCCCTTCATAATCATTGGCTCAAGAGCACCGACAATTGCCACCTTCGTTCCCGTTTTTGTGATTCCACCAAAAGCCTCATTCCAATTAGCTTTGATGCGATCAATTTCAGGCTGCGGAGGTTGCAGATTCCCAGCGGTTGCATCCTTCAGCACAACATCGGGAAATGGAGACTTCATGCGGCCACTGTTGAACTTCATGGCATCAAGAGTGAAGGCGATTGCATTGCGAGCCGCGCTCACAAACCCCTGACCGTTGAAGGAATCATAGGGATTGAAGAACTTGAGATGGATCACGTCTTCGGGCAGAAAGGGTATCGCCTCACCAAAATCATTGCGGTAATCATAGCGAAGAATAAACTGCTTCGGGTCTGGGTTCTTTGTTGGAACGACCGTCACTCTATCGCCACGCATCGGCCACAATTCTGTCGGTTGCTTAGCCTTGCTCGGCTCCAGCAAGAAATAAGCATTGCCGGTCAAGAGCAGATAGCCGTACATGGATTCTATGATGTCATAGCCGGTGTCGAAATAGTTAGCGAAGCGAAAGAGATTGTGAAGTGGATGATCATAGGGCAATAGTTGCTTATCTTTCTCTTCGCCGCCCCTTGGTACCTCATACCAGCGCATCGGCACACTTGCAGCCGCGCTCATAATTGCGTTTACGCCTACGAAGATCGGGGCCATGACTGCATAGGCACGAGTGTAGGCTTCGAGATTCTCCTTTGGCATAGCACCCATGGTTGTAGTCGTCCCCACCGCTATCTGTGGCAGGATGCGAGCACGCAAGAGGAGGTTGTATGCCCAGTGTTGCACGCGCTCGATTTCGTGAAGCTTCTTCATGCTATCCACGCCCTCCCTGCTTTCCTCACCCTATTCGCAATCGCTGCACTCATCACACAATCGTCGTTGTAGCCACCAGCTGCTCTCGGCTCATCATCGTTGCCGAATTGAAACACACGGCACTCATCGAGCGTGCGCTGCGATCTGATCCCAACCTCGTCAAGCCGGAGATCGCGTTCAAACATATCAAGCATCGGTCGTCTTGCGTGCGGGCCTGTGCCGCTCGTAGGCCAGCCAAACTTCCCGTCATGCGGGCTGCGCCATAGACCAGGTGTGCCGAGTCGCCTACACTCCTGAATCACAGCCTCGCCGGGGCCTGGCCGTTCTATCGCCCAGCGGCCATCATAGACCCGCGCAAGCGCATCAATCTTGTTCCCGAAGACATCGCACTTCCACTGGCCGTGGAGATGTGCAACCTCCTCAAGTGTCTCGTTGTCGAGCAAGGTTACATCATCGAAGTCCGCTCCGGTGCCCGTAGCGCAATCGCAACCAGCGGTGTAGGTATGCCCTTCTTGCGGGAATGCATAGATTTCAAGCTCGGATTCTCGGCACAAGTCGCGCACAGCTCCCAAACAAGCCGGGATTGCCTTGCCGCAAGACCAATCGCGCTGCCGGGATCGCAATACCAGACTCGAAGCCTCGAAGAAGCAGCGGCCCGATGCTGACGGTTCGCATTCATACTCTTCCGCAAACTTGCGAGGGGACAGTTCTCTGCGCTTCTGCGCTTCCCACGCGGCGTCATGCTCAGGGTTCACGCGGAAGTCATACTCAAAATACTCAAAGCCGTTCTTGCCGTCCTTCGCATCCTGAGCAATCCTGTGGAAATGTGTTCCAACCCCATTCTCTGTACTGCCAATATCTACTGTTCCATCGGCTGTCACTGAGCCGAACACGCTCGCCGTGTACTCCTCCGGCCATTCCCAAAAGGCATGTTCGTCACAGATCAAATGTTTGCATCGCTCAGAACGTCCAGCAGCAGAAATGCGAGCCGACGTTGGCCTGCTTATGGCTTTGACCTTGAATCCAAAGCGCCGGATAACCAGCTCAGTCACACTGTCGATTTCAAACTCAATTCCAAAAGGCAGATAACACAGAAAGGTTCTAGCAATGTCAAGATCGTTGATAGCGGTATCTTCACGGTTGGCTGCAAGCAGTATATCACCTCCATAAAGTAGCGAATCATAAACGCGATCCATAACAGTGAAGGTTGACCACCTAATGTCACGCGATTTCTTGGTCACGTTTCTAGTGCCGCGTCGCCGCAAGTAGTCTCGTTCCCAGGGTAGAACCGTCACAGGCATGATGCCATGCTGTGTTCTGACGTACCCGAAAGTCTCAATCGCAAACTCAGGGTCAATCAATCTGGATGGGAGCCAGTCCGCGAGCTTGTCTGAGCTTGTTGACAAACTCGGCGAAGGGCATGTTAGTATTTGTGACATTTGTTACCTGTGTTATGTCCCCAGCATCTTTTGGAAATGCCCCGATAGCTTTGAAGATCGAATTCACCATCATACGCTTACTTTCTTCTTCGCCATGCTCAAGAAGCAAGCCGGCGATACGAATAGCCTTTGAACCTAAAGCGCGAATGTAGATCATTTGACGCCTGAAAAGCTCAGGGGCCCACCAAGATTCTTGCTGCCAGCGCCACGCAGTCACACGTGAAACCCCCACTTCCGCTGCCTTGTCTTTTTCGTCACGGGTATCTGCGGGATTGGCAAAAAGTTCTATTAAATGGCGCTGCTTTGCAGTAGGTCGTGAGCGGTTACGTTTAGTTGCGGCTTTATTGCCAGCGGAGCGCGAGGAGTCGATCTTATCTTGTGGCTGTGACGAGATGCCTTCTTGTGTTGGAGATAATTCCCTGCTCGCGCCCTTGCTGGCTAGGTGATTCTCGTTTTCATCTGACAAAATAAAAGACCTCTTTGGTTTATCCCCAAACCAAGAAGTCTCGTCACTAATACAAATGCACTATGCCTAATGATTTGTCAAGAAGAAACTATACGTTTTCTCCTGCTTGCCTTGCTTTCTCTCGCAGCATTCCTATCGTATTGTCACCAGCATGATCCACGCCATAGATCACTTTGAGGGCCCGTCGTGCACATTTCTTCATGCGTCCATTCATGTCTTTAATCGGCACTTTGAATGTCGTGTTTCTGCATGTTGAGCAATCTGTAGGTTCGTTTGTTGGCGTTGCCGGTTCCCAGCACTTAATACGGTCAGGAATGTTCACTTGGCCCTCCTGTCTTTTTGCATCTCTTCCCACAAAACCTTAGCCATTCGCTTCACGGCTCGTCGTTCGATTTGATATATCCGTTCCCGCGTCACATTAAATATAGAACCAATATATTCGCGTGTTCGCATCTTCCCATCTCCAAAAAGTCCGTAGCGTAATCGGAGGACATCTACCTCACGTTTCGACAAAATCTTCAGACAGTCAGTTAGCCATGTGGGATCATTCAATCTAATCACTAATTTCTCGAATTCTCCAAACGTCATCTTTCCTCCTCAATTTCCTTATCGCCCACACAATCCCTGAGCCAATTGCAATCATGCACTCCAAAAGCAAGGCTATGAGAGCGAGTTTCGCAATCGCTGTGACGAGACGCTCCAAGCCCTCAATCATGGGTCTCCTCGTTTGTATCTGGCACACCTAGCCGCTTGAAACTATCGACAGCCTCATTCACAGCCCCCATCTTTGCCCAGCGCTCTCGCGCCAACAAAGCAGCCTCCAACTTTGCCCTTTCCTGGCAGCAATCATCCAGGTCTTTTGATATATTCTGATTCCACGTTTCCTTGAGAGCCAGGTCTCGCTTCAATTTTGCAATCTCAATGCGTAAGTCCAAATCGCTCCCAACCTTGAAGATCGCAATCCAGAAAAGCAGGAATCCTATACCACCTAGAAAAAACAATACTCGCCATATCCATTCCATCTAAGCCTCCTTCTTAATTTTATCGAAGTGAGACTGCAGCCTTTTCAATGTCTTCACCTCATGCGCAAGACCGCGTTCATAGCCAAAACCCAAACCAATAATGAAAGCCATCATTACCCAAAAGAATGAAATCATCTCAAGCCTCCTTCGCCTTTATGCTTGCCAGCACCTCGCCAGCGGTTACAAAATCCTTGTGCTTCAAGTCTTCGTGCTCCTTCAATCGCTCCTCAAGGTCCGCGTTCTTCGTCAGTTCTGCAAGCGTCTTTGATGCCCACGGCCAAGGGTTCTTAATCTTATCCGCCACCGATGCAATGGCCATGCGCCGGAGCACATGAGCAACCTCGGCGGCAGGAGCCCCGATCTTCAGGGCTCTCGTCCCCCAGGCAGAGGCATTGAAATTGAGGGTCCCCTGATAAAACTGCCAATGTTCTTTCAGTTCCTTTGCTACGGGTTCGGGAAAGACGAATTTATCATCAGCGACGCGAGGCGGTTTTTTCGCCGATGCGTCAATGGGGGGTAGGGTAGGGTCCTTTTCTCTATCTATCTCTCCTTCTCCTTCTCCTTCTCCTTCTCTATTGAACTTTCGTCTTGCACCTTGTTCTTGCACCTTCCTCTTGAACCTTCTTTCCTGTTTCTTTATTTCTTTGGCTTTGGTTTTGTGAACAGTCTTCTTCAAAAGCGCAGAATGACAAGTCATACAAAGAGTAATAAGATTCTCAGGAATATTATTTGATGGATCATTGTCGATATGATGGATGCAGAGAGGTACGTTAAGATCGTCTTCATGCTTGTTGCATTCGAGACAAATATAACCATCTCGTTCCTTGATTTGTCCCCTTAACCTGATGAAATCTGGTTCCCGGTGTGGTTTCTGTCTCTCATATTCTGATTGATACTTTTTCCAGTTAACGATTTGTATAACATTGCGTTTATCTACAAGGATTTTGGGTTTATCCTGGTTTTGTGCCGGTACGATCATCTTAGCCTTTGCTCTTGCAAAAACATCAATGGGCACGTCTATAAGCTTGCAGATTTGCTCATCGGTGTACCCCATATTCCTTCCCAGACTAATTTCTCCTTCCTTGGGGTTATCGCCAGCCAGGAGCAATAGCCCGATCCAGCTCCAGCGTTCCTCATTCGTGAGTTCGTCAATCATGCTACCCCGAAGGCACTGGTCAACGAAAAGTTTGATCCACGTTCTTCTCATGTTCCATACTCCCAGCCTCCGTCTATGTCTGCCAGAAAACAAGGAAGCCATCGAGTCTCAGGATGAGCTGAAAGGAACCCAATGGCTTCTTGCTTCTGGCTTATAATTGTGTGTCATCATCCTGATTTTCCCCTTTCACTGGCCACGATACGTCAACCCTCCCAGCGTGTCAAGAAGATTTTGTCGGCCCTGACAATAGCATCTTCGGGACTCTTTCGATGAGTTCCGGCACTGAGAGTTGCGCTGCTCGACTTCCATCCGGGAGAATCAGATGCGCAAAAAACGCCGCCCTGGGTCCAACGACTACAGCATATAGGCACACAGATTTAGTATAATGATAGAGCATGGTGGCCGCCTGCACGCGAGCTGCGAAAATATCGCCCCTCCATGACTGCATTACAGGCCAGACAATACTGAATTTCTCCCCGTTAATGGAGAATCCGAGCATGTATGCCGCTTTCGTATCGTCCGCTCCGAATGCTTCAGCCTCGATTTTAGCTCCTAGTGTCTCGATCTGTTTCTTGGCTCTCGTAACCCATGTCTCGGGCGAACTCCGTCCCGTCTTCCAAAAGTTCAAATCTTCGGCATATCGTTTCTTCTCAACCACGATATTCTTTTGCCCTCACTGTTACCGGCCCTTTGCGCAGCGGACACTCGGCTGGAGCCCTGCGCGGGGCCGTGAACTGCTTCGCCCAGTTTTCCGGTGGCACGGGGCATTTCACGCCGCGATATTCTCCGTGTGGGCCTTCTCCCCAGAGCAGGCGACAACGGTCAGAGCCAAAATTCCCGGTGGTGAAAGGACATTGCACGACCCCCCATCCGACGCGCAGGTCATCAACGTCGATAGCCTCAAGTTGCTGTTCGTGGATTATCACTGGCTTTTGCCCCATTATCTATCCCTCACCTTCCTGCGATAGTGGCTCCTGGGCTTTCCGGTGAAGCCCCAATCGCTGCCTTCGCCCATATTCAGCGATTAAGAGGGCATCTGAGATCGCATGTGTGCATTTGATGCTTGGGAACAGCTCCTGTGCTTTCGCCTTCGTCACGTTCTTGTCCCCATGCGATAGGCAACCGAGGGCCCGCTGCCACTTCGCCGGCGAAACTTCCTCGTGTGGGACCTTCAGCGTCGCCAACGCTCCTAGCAGGACTCCGTAATTTTTCATGAACTTCCCCGAGCTCACGACTCCCTGCTTTGGCATTGTGTGAACAAGTTCGATATAAGCGAAACAATCTTGCCTTGTGAACTCGTCGCCGTCACCAGCCCACGCCCGCAGTTCATCGCAAATATCTGTCCTGGTCTTGTCCGTGAATGTATAGATTGTCGTCGGCCCATAACCTGTGATGCAGGCCATTCCCCCGTTCATACCTGGATCAATCCCGATTATTATCTCGCTCATCTATCCTCCTTGAAATCCTTGCATACCTTCTCATGTCTCGGCGCAAGTAAGACACAAGGCTGCATCGAGCGCAGACAATACCGCAGGTTGCGGCCATTGGTTACATAAGACTGGCACGCCCTAGCTTTCTGCGGTTTAGGGCCCTTCATATCACCTTCACCCACTTGCTCGCCGGCTCCACGCCGTTGACCTTATCGAGCAGCGCGCGGATAGCGGTGACGGCGAGAGAGGCGGCTTCGGGGGTTTTCCAAACGTCACACCGAAGCGCTTTCTTGTCGCGCTTCCGATTTCTCCCAGGCAGATATAAAACACCCATTCCAACTGATAGCTGTGGGAACTCCTCACTACGCAGGCTCCATCCCCCTAATCTAGTGATTAGGCCGCTCCCCCTCAGCTTCTCATCCATCTTCAATACGCGGCCCTTGAGTTCGGCTCCGCGCTGGTATAGTTCTATTGAAACTCTTTGTTTTACTTTAGCCATGCCCAAGCCTCTCCTTTCTTAACCCTGTGAGCCGTGCTTCGGTCAATGTTGAATCGTCTAGCAATCACTCGTTCAGAATCCGTTGATTCGCGGATTTTCCTGACATGCGCCTCCGTCAATTTATGCCCGCCTTGGCGTTCTCCCCTAGGAGCCCGACCCTTTCGACTCATATCTTCCCCATTATCTTTCTGAGAACCCAGAAAAAGATGCTCGGGATTGACACAGCCAGGATTATCACAATGATGGAGAACATTCAGACCCACGGGAATCGGCCCATACGTGAGTTCCCACATAATACGATGCACGCGCTGATTCTTGTCACCAAGCCTCAAAACACCATATCCGTCTATAGTCCTGTTAGCCATCCAAGACCAGCAACCATCCGTTTTCTGAACCTTACTCCAGAAGCGTTCACCCCGTTTCCTAGACGATCTGTCAACAATCATTTCTCCAACAGCAACCACGCTTCACCTACCAAAAGAGGCAGAAAACGAAAACGCTGAGTGGCCAGTTGGAGAAACTGTCTCAGCGTCCTCGCTTCTACCTCTTTGCTTTCTCTTATTACTGGCCATTCTCAGTTTCTCCTTGAGAGACAAGATTCGCAGAACCACAGAAGCATGTCAAGAGGAATCTTCACTTCTCCCCCTCATACCACTTACTCCGAGCTTTCATGTTTTCTTCTCTGCGTGTTTAGGCGGATGTGATCCCCCGTGTGTAGTTGAACCGGAGAATTCCGGACTTGCATCACATCACCCCCTTCAAGGAGGCGAGGCTTCATGGGGCATCCTCTACCGAGCCTAAACGCATCTGTCGGATGTGATACATTTCATACTTTGTGGCTGCCAGGATTACTGCCTCCCGCAATTCCGTGGGCGTAAATCGGCCTGCCTCAATCTGGTTTAGTAATTGATGGACGAGCGCATGAAACTCTGGATCGCGAGTATATCTTTCTTCGGCTGTCATATCTTCTCCTCATACCACTTGCAGGTCTGCCGCTTGGGTGCAAGTTCGACGCAATATCTACCGTTTCAAGGGTAGCAAACTCAGTTTATCCATCGCCTCGAACCATTTTTTCATATCGTCTCCGTTACGCAACCGATCAATCACAAGTTGGTCAAGCCCTCGGCCTTTCGATGATAGCATTTCCTCATAATGAACTACCAGCGAACCAAGAGCGGCTAATAGTTCGACAGAAGGTTTCAGCGGATCAAATATCACATTCTTTTTCGTTTTCATGGCATTACCTCCTTCGCCACTTGCACAGCTTACGGCGTTTCATCGGCTACCTCAATTCTCACGCGGTATCGTTCATCAAACAACCGCGCTACCAATAGCCGCGTCTTTGGCAATTCTCGCCGCAGAAATACTTCAATAGAATCTCTGGAATCCCACGCATAGACGGATTCAGGTTTTCTCGCCATCGGCCTTGCCTCTCCTTGCCTGACGGACGGCACGATAATAGACGTCCAATGTCATATCCAGCAGACAGCGGCTCTGGTTCGCCCAGCAATGTTTTCTCCTGCCTGTAATGCACTTTTTGCAATCGACTTCGGCTTTGGCGTACATTTCCCTTAGTGCCCCCCCTAGCGCCGCATCAGTGACATCAAGCTTCTTTCTCGCCATCGGCTTTCCCCATCTGTGCCTCCGCCTCAATTCTGTCAGCGAAAGCACGCATCGCATCATAGACTGCCACGTCTGAACAGTGAATCTTCTCTGCCCATTCTCGTATCTGCTTCGCAATCTCAGCGGGAGAGAGGGCGGGGGTGGGGCGAGTAGGTTTTGTAGATTCTATCTTTTCAGTCTCGACGAAACCCACCGTAGGTTTACCCCACTCGGGCTTCCAGCAAGTCACATAAACACCGACATAGGTAAGCACATCACCATCAGTTGGATTCTCAACCAGTTTCCATTCTATCGACATCATCTCCTCCTCGCTTTCGGCAATCCCTTCTCATATCGGTGCACAGAAGGGCGTAGTTGCCGCCACGGAATAACAAACTCAAAACCATTACTACAGTAAATCTTTATGCCTTGTTTCTCCTCATAATACCAACGACCAATACCTAGATTATGGGGCCGCCTATCTAATCCATCCTTGTCCAACAACGGCTTCATCTCTTTCCCCCTTTCGCCTTTGGCAATCCCTCTAGCGCCGCCACTAACTTGCGCCTTGCGGCTGAGGCTTGATGGTCTTCTTCATTATTCTTCGCTTCCCTATAGCTATCCATCTTTCCATATCTGGCAATTTGGGGAACAACGAACACTGTGAATAGGCCGTTCTCGTCGTCCGTTCCGAAGACTTGACAGCGTATCCAACTCAGCGTTTCGAGATACTGCGTCATGGTCATCGCTTCCCCTTCTCAATCGCCTTCAAGCGGCGATACTCGGCGTAGGATATCATGGCAATATATTGTGCTTCACAATCGGCACTTACCGTACCTACCGTTTCGAGCAAATCTGACTTATGGTTGAACATTCGATGACCCCAGAGAAGATGCTTTCCACATCTCCAGGCCCATACAAAAACGAAATCAACCTTCTCTTCTTTCACGTTCCCTCCTTTGCGCGACGGGCTTCTGCCTCGGCCTCCTTCATTCCATGCCGAGCATGGGCACTCTCACAATCATGACAATCCCAGTGTGCTGCAAATCGGCAACGGTTGCAGTCCGCCACCAGCCGTCTCAACGCAGCTCCGAGTTCCGCGTTGCTCACTCTAGGTTTCGGTGGGGGCATCGCATCCTCCTATCTCATGCTCACAAGTTTCACGCACGTTCCCTCCACGCATACGATCCACACACTACTTTTTCAATCCGCGTTTCCGTTTCCACTCTTCACTTGTCATCGTGCTTTCTTCTTCTGTGCCAGGAAATATGGTTATCGAAACGCCATCCATTGAAAAGATTTTGTCTAGATTTTTGCGAAGCCGCGCTTGTGCTTCTGGACTCAATGCAGGCAAACTACTTTTATGACGTTGCATTTTCCTTGCCATGTTACCTCCACAAAGTAGATTCCAGCCTCGAGCGCTTGGTAGCGCACAACGGTTTTAGAGTTGGACGTCATGCGTACGTCGCTCACCCACACCAAGCGCCCAGTGACCGAGAACAGACCTATCTTCACTTGATCTTTGCTCCGATGTAAATCAGTTCCGAAAGAATCGAGCAAATCCCCGCCGCGATGAGCCACATCACAAACTCGTCTGTTCCCCACTTGGTCAGCGCTACTCCCATACATCCG